CCATTAATTAGCTTGTTCATTACCGGAAGGTACTGACGAATGACTTTTGTCTTGATGCCAGTGTCCTTCAGCATTTCGGAGATGGCTTGATTGTAGGTACCTTCCTCATAATAACCGGCACGGCGGTCATTTAAATCATTCGAGAATAGCGTGAGGTCGGATAGTGCTGTTTCGGCAGAAGCAATGTCGGTGTTCTTACTCTTGGCCGATTCTGCTTCCAGCGATTTGATTTGCTTCTGAATCGAAGACACCGTCATATTGTTTGAAAGGATTATGTTATTCAGCTTTGAATAACCATTCAGCTTTTCGGTAGCAGCATTAATCTCATCGCTAACGGTGTTCAGCTCATCAATAAGATCATTTCTTGCCTGAGATAGTTCGTCATTCTTTAGCTTTACCTTGCCCAGCTTTTCTTCCTTAAATGCGACATCAAGCACCTGTGCGCACGTTGGGCAATTATTGTTTTCTTCATAGAACTTAGCGTCACGGACCAATGCTTTAATTTTAGCTTCAATCTGAGTCTGGTACGTTGCCAACTTACTCTTCGTGTTTGTGAGTTTAACCGATTCTTTCTTGACCGTCTCAAGCTCGGTACCTATGGTCTTATTGATGCCATCGTTTTCCGATATGAGCTCATCAATCTCCTTCTGAAGCTCTTGAATCTGTATTACGTTCTTTGCGACATTTTCGGCATCAAGGTTCTTAAGGTCACCAATGTACTTCTGCTGCATCTTAATCTTCTCACGAATAAGATCAATCTCATAGTTGGTGTTATTAAGTAACTCTCTTAGCTTTGCCGTGCGTTCCTTGAGCACGATGTTCATCTTGGTGAAGATGTTAATGTCCAATAGATCCTCAATAACCTCTCTGCGAGCATTATTAGGTAGCTGCATGAATGGAATGAAGGAAGATGAACCCAATACCACAATCTGATGGAACGACTTATGGTTCAGCTTGAGAATGTTTTGCTCAAGGATTTTCTGGTAGTCCCGACTATGCGACTCCTGGTTAATGAGGACGCCATTCTGATAGATTTCAAAGATACCAGGCTTCAAGCCACGGACAATACGGAAGGCTGTCGGACCCACACTGAATTCAACTTCCACAATACAATCTCTATTGTTAATGGAATTGACCAACTGTGGCTTATTAATGTCGCGGTGAGGCTTACCAAAGAGCCCAAATGAAATTGCATCAAGAATGGTGGATTTACCCGAACCATTATGACCCACAATCAACGTCGTGGGGCTTTTCAATAGGTCGATGCTGGTAAAGTAATCGCCTGTTGAAAGGAAGTTTTTGTATTTAAGAGACTTGAAAACAATCATACTATTTCTAAATTTTGAGCTTCGGCGTAGAGTTCTCTTAGTTTGGACTTTAGCGCATCCTTATCAAGGGACGTTTCTGCTGCATCCACATAACTATTTAACAACTCTCCGGTATCCGATATAGATTCTAACGCATCCTGCTCAACATTGGAAGCCAAAAATTCATCAAAGTTCTCGGCAATTTTAATTTCATGAATCGGACGTTTCTGAAGCCTATCAAGGAATCGGTCAAACTTGAAGAGATCCTTCTTTGACTTCACCACGACCTTCACAAAGTGATGATCAAAGGTACTTACATCAATACCGTCGGAATCATGTTGTTCGTCGTAGATGAACTTGGAGAAAATAGTGAGTGGGTTTCTCACAGGAGTAATCTCTCGGGTCTCCGTATCAAACACATGGAAATACTTTGGGTCATCAACGTCTGCCCACGTCATTTCAAACTGGGTGCCGAGATAGTGAATGTTACCCTTGGTGGATTTAGTATGGTAATGCCCAGAGAGTACGGCTTCAAAGCGTTTAAACACTTCCGGTGATTCACCGTGAGTTGCCGCAACTCCAGGCTGCATATCAAAGCCAGCAAGCTCAAGGTGTGCTCCAAGAATGGAAGCATCACAGGTCTGAATAAATTTCATTGACTCTGCGTAGTTCTCTTGATTAATCCATGGAAGCATTGCAATCTTGCAGGAGCCATACTCCATCACCCGTGGAGTCATAATGATATTGATGTTATTCACAAAGTAACCAAGGAGCTCTTTCAGTGAGCAAAGGTCGTTTGTATTCTTGTACACGACATCATGGTTGCCTGGAATAATGTCCATCATCATACCACGTTGTACCATGGGCTCCAGAAAGGTCTTGCGGTTATGATTCAGCGCCGTAAAGTTAATGTACTTGCGGTGATCATAGAAATCTCCTAGATGGAGAATCTGTTTGATGCCATTCTGGTCGCAATAAGGAAAGAATACCTCATTATAGAACTTGGCAAAGTAGTCGAGGAAGATGCCAGAGGCATTTCTGGCTCCCGTGTGACTATCATTTAGAAGAGCTATACGCATTATTTTTTCTCCTTACAATTATCAAAATGCCATCGAATCATAGCACCCTCTCCACCGATTTTTTTACAGTGTGGACAAGTAACAGATGGTTTTTTTCTGCCGATATGAGCTTCTGACATTTTTTTTCTAGTTTCTTGTGAATGACATTGTAAACCTGTTTTTCCGCTATTCCATACTGGTTTACCTTTATTATTTAATCCCATTCGGCGAGCTATTTCAACGGAGTCCGGTCTTAATTGACCGGTTGCTGGGTGATTCTCATCTGTTTTTCCAAGCCAAAAACAAGAATTATTTTCTTTGATTTTTCTCTTGGTATCTTCTGATCTATGTTTACCATACCAATATGATTTTTCTCCTGATTGGTCATAATGGGTAGGTTCACGGGTAAGCTCATATAAAACAATATGTCTCCATTCTTCTGGAGAATATATTTTACTGGATTTTGGTGGATTAGTTATTAATTCCAACCGCCATTCGATGTCTGATTTATTTTGTTCCATTTAATTATTTATAAAAATTGCGATGCTAAAATCGCAATTTTCATACTTCACACATAAAGAATTCAAGTTCCGTCTTTACTTTCTTCTTGAATTCCTTCACTGCTTTATCTGTCGTTTTCACCTTATCAATTCTATTCTTGAGAACATCAATGAAGCCCGTCTCCACGCCATAGGTGAATTCGGAACCGTCCAAGCTCTCCGACATGAAATCGGTAATGCCTGCATGCTCGATGTAACGGAACTTAATGTCTTGCTGTTTCTTTTCCTTCATGATACGGCGAATGAAGGCATAGTAATTAATCTGAGTGAAATAGGCAAATGCATTTGGAGAACCCGTACGAGTGGCAGCCTCCACGTTGTAGTTCATGATGGCCTTAATGCAGTTCTCCACTCCGTCCATCACCATCTCCTCGCGGTAGGTGTAATGAATAAAATTAGGTTTATGGGAGAGACCTTCGGCAATGCGTAGGAAGCACCGACCTATGTATTCCGTGATGCGTGGTACCTCCGTGCCAGCCTCTTTGGCTTTTTTAACCGAGTTGACATAATCAACTACGTTCTGCGAGAACTCACGGTTGTTAACGTAATGTACTCCTTCTCTTTTGGAAGGTTTTAAAGGTTTTTCAATTTCCATAATTCAATTTAATAATACCATTTTATACACTTATCACACATTGTAAATAACAAAAGATTAAACACTTATGTAAATTTACTGTTTACATCTCCGAATCCACTGTTATAATGAATCTCTATTCAACTTAAGGAATACTAGTTCTTATGGCGGTCTTCCTCGGAACCAAACTTGAAATTCAATTGGTCGAGCCAGGAGTCCTCTTTCTTATTGCTTGTGGGTTTCTTTACTTCCGGCTCCTGATCGAATCTTTCTGAAACTATTCTTGCGTATTCTATCTTGGTAGCTTCATCCGGAATGGCAGCACTCAGAATGTGCATCTTCCGCACCATATGAATTCTTGAATCGGTGCCTTGAAACCAAGGAGCATAATAGGTGGAAGCTCTGATGCCATCTGGTGTAGAATTGCTGATCACATTAATCTGTAAAGGGTCACGGATCAAAATGTTCTCATCAGTGTCCGACAGAACCTGACATAGAATGGAATCACCAGAGGTCAGCTTCACAATCATACAGAGGTCATACATGCTCATAGGGAGACCTCATAGATTTTAAAGTTGAACTTTTCTTTGGAATACAGTTTGATTCTTTCGGCAGCATGATCTAGTGTGTAATTGCGTGATTTCTTCCAGTGAAGATCATCGGCAATATCAAATACCTTTGTGGCGACTCCATTATCCGACTTACGCAAGCCACGCCCGATGGACTGAAGGATGCGAATTTGAGATTTTGAAGGAGAAGCAAACACGATGTTGTGTAGGTTTCTTATATTTATACCCGTGGAAAATGTACCCATGGAAGCCACAATGATTGCGTCTTTCTCACCCTCGGTAATCTCACGGATACGTTCACGCTCATCGGTATCCACTCCGCCCGAAACAAAGAATAGCTTACGAGTGCGACGTGGCAGTTCATTCAACTTTTCATTGATGCTGGCATAAAGTGGCTTTCCATGTTTCTCGACATAGTTGTAAAGAATAAG